TCATAAAAATATATGGGAGGTGCAAATGATGAATGTACAAGAAGTTTTAGAGAACTATAATGTATATAAATTGAGAATAAGTATTATTGAAAAAGAAATACAAGAATTAAAAAGTGAGATGTATGATTTAAAAAGCTCAAAATTAGATGGAATGCCAAAAGCTAAAGGTTATACAATGTCAAAATTAGAAGAGGATATTGTAAATTGCGATGAAAAAATAAATAAAAAACAAAGATACATAGATGATCTGAAAAGCGATTTGAAAATTGTAGAGGATTTGGTAAAAACATTAAAGAAATATAATCAAGATATAATTGATATGCGTTTTTATCAAAAAATTAGCATAGAGGAAATAGCAGTAAAAAAGGATAGAGGATATGGAGCTATACAGAAAACAATAGATAGATCAATTAAGAAAATGCAAAAAGAATATGAGAAGAATAAAAAGTTGTCCTAGTTTTGTACATAAAATTTATATATTTTGTCCGTATTATTTAAAAAAATAATATGTTACAATTATAATTGCAAAAAAATGCAAATATGAAATTTCATATATCTTTTTCCAAAATAGTAAGCTACCTACCCCTTTAGGTAGCTTTTTATATTGCGGAGATGGTGCAAAGGCAGCACAATGGGGTCATAGCCCATAGACGAGGTTCGAATCCTATGTCCGCAACCAATGAAAAAAAGGATATATGCCTATGAATTATAAAATTTGTATGTTAAGAGAATGCAAAAATTGTAAATATGAAATAAATTGTTTTAAGGAGCAGGAAAATGAACATTCAACTAATAAACATAGAAAAATTAAAACCGGCAGAATACAATCCAAGAAAAGACCTTCAACCAGAAGACGAAGAATGGAGAAAAATTCAAAGAAGCATTGAAGAGTTTGGATATGTAGATCCTATTATAGTTAATTCTGATATGACAGTAATTGGAGGACATCAAAGATTAAAAGTATTAAAAGATTTAGGATATACTGAAATTGAATGCAATGTTGTCGATTTAGATAAAACAAGAGAAAAAGCATTAAATATAGCACTTAATAAAATAAGTGGAGAATGGGACAATCAAAAATTAGAAGAGTTACTCGCAGAATTAAAAAGCCTAGATTTTGATTTAGATATAACAGGATTTAATCCAGATGAATTAAATGAAATATTTAATGATATGTTAGAAGCTTCAGAAGATGACTTCGATGTAGATAAAGCATTAGAAGAAATAGAAGAACCAATCACACAACAAGGAGATATTTGGATTTTAGGAAGACATCGACTAATGTGTGGAGATAGCACAAAAGAAGAAGATGTTGATAAACTTATGAATAATAAAGAAGCGGATATGGTTCTTACAGATCCACCTTATAATGTAGATGTGGAAAACAGTAAAGGAATGAAGATTAAAAATGATAATATGGATAGCAATTCATTTAGAGAGTTTTTATCTAAATCATTTAAAAATATATCTGAAACATTAAAAGTTGGTGGAGCATTTTATATATGGTTTGCATCAAAAGAACATATTAATTTTGAAACAGCCTTGAATATGAATGGACTAAAAGTAAGACAAGAATTAATATGGGTAAAAAATATGTTCATATTAGGTAATCAAGATTACCAATGGCAGCATGAACCTTGCCTATATGGTTGGAAAGATGGAGCAGCACATTATTTTACAGATGATAGAACGCAAGCTACAGTAATAGAAGATAAACATCAGGATTTTAAGAAAATGAAAAAAGAAGAATTAATAAAATTACTTGAAGATATATATGCAGGAAAAATAAGTACAACAATTATAAAAGAAGATAAGCCTACAGTGAATGACTTACATCCAACAATGAAGCCTATTAAATTATTAGCCAGATTTATAAAAAACAGCAGTAGAATTGATGAATGCATACTAGATTTATTTCGGAGGAAGCGGTTCGACATTAATAGCATGTGAGCAATTAAATAGGACTTGTAATATGTTGGAATTAGATCCTAAATACTGTGATGTAATAATAAAAAGATGGGAAACCTTAACGGGTCAAAAAGCAGAGTTGGTAAAAAAGTAATGGAGGTGGGTGAGATGCATTGACCTTGAAGAAAATAGAGAACATAAAAAATGATTATTTAAATGGAATGACATATAAAGACATTTATAAAAAACACAACATTACTTTATCTGATTTAAAGAAGATTATATATAAATATAATTTAACTAGAAATAAAAGTGAACTGTATAAGGGAAACCAAAATGCAAAGAAAAACAAAGGAGGAACAGGAGCAGCTAGCAATAACAAAAATGCTGTTGTTACTGGAGAATATGAACAAATATATAAAGATGTACTGACAGAAGAGGAAACTAAATTCTATAACAATTATACAATCAATGATAATGATATAGATAATTTACTACTAGATGAATACACAAGAGAGTATAAGATATTAACAATTAGAGAAATGCGAATGATGAATAGAATAAAAATTTTAGAAAGTAAAAATAGCGATATGATGATAAATTCTATTCGTAAGAAAAATAATGGAGGAGATACAGAAACAATAACAGAAGCGGAAGCAGTATCTAAAACAATAGCAAGAATAGAAGATGGACTTACAAGAGTTCAAGAATCAAAACGAAAGAGCAGAGAGAATATGCTAAAATTAGGATTTAGTAAGAAGATGTTAGAACTAAAAGAAAAACAAATTGAAAATGATATTTGGTAAGGAGATAGAAAAATATGTTTGCAAATCCTCATGAACTATATAAGTCTAAAGAATGGCAGAAATTACTTGAAGAATTGAAACTAGAAAGAACAAACAATGAAGGACAGTTAATATGTGAATACTGTGGAAAAGAAATAGTAAAAGCCTATGACTGTATAGGACATCATAAGATACCATTAAACAATGCAAATGTAAATGACTACAATATAAGCCTTAACAAAGACAACATAATGCTAATACATTTTAAATGTCATAATGCAGTACATTATAGATTTGGATATGAATTACCTAAGAAAGTATATATAGTTTATGGTTCTCCTTGTTCTGGTAAGTCAACATGGGTAGAAGAAATGGCAACAACAGATGATTTAATTATAGATATAGATAAAATATGGGAGTGCATCAGCTTTTGTGATAAGTATAATAAACCTAAGAAACTACAGCAAAATGTTTTTGAAACAAGGAACAATCTATTAGAACAAGTAAAGATGAGACTAGGAAACTGGCAGAATGCTTTTATAATAGGTACTTATCCATTAAAGATGGAAAGACAAAGACTTGCGGATAAACTTGGAGCTGAAACGATATTCATTGAATGTAGTAAAGATATTTGTTTAAATCGTGCAAAAAATAATAATTGGAAAGAATATATAGAAGAATGGTTTGAAAGCTTTCAACCATAGTCCCCCCTACCAAGATATAAAATACATTGGCTGGGGACTGTAAGGGGTACCTCTTTTTCACACGAGGCAAAAATTTCATTTTTTTTGAAAAAATAGAAATATATATAGGAAGAAGGAAGGTTAAGTGACAAGAAGGGAAGAATTAGACAATATTTTTAAGGATATTGATGAAAATAAGAAAAAATTAATAAATCCACTTTTAGATAATATAGCCTTTTTGGAAGAACGAATGGAAGAATTAAAAAAACATCCATTTATACAGGTTCATCCTAAAGATCCAACAAAACAAAGAGCCACAACAGCAGCTAAATTATATAAAGAACACTCACAGAGTTACATGAATGCAATAAGAATGTTATATTCAATGATAAATGGCCATGAAGTGGAAGAAGATGCTGTTACAAAATGGCTAGAAGAAAGAAAAAGACAACAATATGAGTAAATACTTCTTAGAACAATATTATGAAGAAATTAAAAGTGGAAATATAATAGTAGGCTTAGAATTAAAAACAGAATTACAAAAACTAATTAAAGATTTGAAAAATCCTAACTATAAATATGACACAGAAGAGGCACATTTAAGAATTGATTTTATGGAGCATCTATGTTTGCAAAGTAAAAGACCATTTTATAATATGCCAATGCAATTATTACTATGGGAAAAGGCTTTTATTGAAGTAATATATTCTTTCAAAGTATATGATCCAGAATTAAAAAGATGGGTAAGAAGATTTCAAAATATACTTTTATTAATAGCAAGAAAGAATGGAAAAACAACATTAATGGCCGCAGATGCTCATGCAGACTTGAGAATTGGCGAAGGTGGAATGGATATAGTTTGTGCATCTAATGATGACAAACAAGCTAGTTTACTTTGGAATGAAATAGACAATATGAGAAAAAGAATAGATCCACATTCAAAAGTTACTCATAAAAATATGTCTGAAATTTGTAACACACAAAAAAATATAACAATATTTAAAATGTCAGGTAAAACTCAAAATAAAGATGGTAGAAACATAGACAAAATGTATATGGATGAAAGCCACGATGCACCAAATGATGAAATTGCTGAAGCCGGGCAAAAGTCAATGTCAACCAAAGATGAACCATTATTCATAAATCTTACAACCGAGGGATTTATTAATGATGGTTACTTAGATACCGAATTAAAATATGCAAGAGAAGTTTTATTTGACGAAACAGACGATATTCATTATTTACCATGGCTTTATACACAAGACAGTGAAGAAGAAGTATGGCAAGATGAACAAAGTTGGTATAAATCAAATCCGGGATTAGGAGTGGTTAAAAAGTGGAAATCATTACGAAGTGAAATAGAAAAATCAAAAACTTCAAAATCAAAAAGAATGCATACATTATGTAAAGATTTTAATATAAAGCAAAACAATGCTCAGGCTTGGTTGATGTATGAAGATTATAGTTATGAACAAGAACCATTTAGTCTAGAAGACTTTAGAGGTTCTTTTTGTTTGGGTGCAGTTGACTTATCAGCAACAACGGACTTGTCAAATGCAAAAATCTTATTAATGAAACCAAATAATAAAACAAAATATATATTTTCACATTATTGGATACCTGAAAGCAAATTAGAAGATAGTGATGATAAAGCTGCAGGAGCTAAATATGAGGAATGGGCAAGAAAAGGTTTATTAACAATTCATGAGGGTAATGAAATAGATATAACAAAAATAGCAGATTGGTTTTATCAATTATACAAAGATTACGGTATTAAATCTTATATTGCAGGATATGACCAAAGGTTTTCAAAGGCATTTACAGATAGAATGAGCGATTATAATTTGGAAGTAGAGATGATATTACAAGGCAAGGTTTTAAGTAATGCGATGAAATATGTTGAAGCGGATTTGAAAGACAAGGTAATAAATTATAATAGCAATGAAATGGATAAATGGTGTCTAGGAAATTCTGCAATAGAAATGGATAACCTAGGCAATATTATGTGTGTCAAAGTAAAGAAACAAGCCAATAAAAGAATTGATGGAGCTGTAACATTGATAATTCTATATGAAATATATAGAAGATATCGAAATGAATTTCACAAATTAATAAATAGGTAAAGGATAAGATATGAAAAAATATAAGATTAAATATAAAAAAGGCGATAACATTTATATTAAAAATATTCAAGCAAACGATCAAGAGGAGGCAGTTTATATTTTTTATATGAACAATAAAAATGCTGATATTTTAGAAATTAAGGAGGTAAAAGACCTTGGGGCTAATTGATTTTATAAGCAAATTTAAAAAAGTAAAGCAAGATATTAAATATGCAAAAATGTTAAGTGGGTACACTCCTATCTTTTCACAATTTGGTCAAGACATATATGCTAGTGATGTTGTACAACAGGCTATTGCATGTTTAGTAACAGAATTAACAAAAGCGACTCCATATCATATAAAAAAGAGTGGAAGCGATTTAGTACCAGTAGAAAATAGTGAAATACAAAGATTATTAGAAGAACCAAATGAAAGAATGACACAAACGGATTTCTTTGAAAAAATATATTGGCAATTATTCTTAAATTATAATGCATTCATTATTCCAACATATTATAGAGATAACAAAGGAAATAAAAGATATACTGGACTTTATCCAATACAACCAACAACAGTTACTATTTTACAAGATCCTAGCGGAAAATTAGGTATAAAATTTACTTTCGCAAATGGATATGAAACAATGCTAGCTTATGCTGATGTAATACATATTAGGTATAGATATTCAGTCAATGAATTTATGGGAGGCAATGAATTTGGACAACCAGACAATAAAGCATTATTAAAAACACTTGAACTAAATGATACATTACTTCAAGGTGTTGCTAAAGCACTAAAAAGTTCTTTTTCAATCAATGGTGTTATTAAATATAACACACTAATGGACGATGGTAAAATGGAAAATAACATAAGAGAGATTGAAAAAAGACTAGCAAAAAATGAAAGTGGATTTTTACCTTTAGATATAAAAGGAGAATATATACCACTACAAAATAAAATCCAATTAGTAGATGCTACTACTCTAAAATTTATAGATGAAAAGATACTAAGAAACTTTGGAGTTTCTCTTCCAATATTGACAGGAGATTATACAAAAGAACAATATGAAGCTTTTTATCAAAAAAGCTTAGAGCCTATTCTAAAAAGAACAGGGGAATCTTTTACAATGCCAATGTTTACTGGAAGAGA